AGTATCATATAGATGTGTTGGATTACCTGCAAAGCCGATACCAAAATCACCTACTTGAATGGATTGATCACAGTTTGCAATGCATCTAGCATATGCAGCCATTCTACCATGAATATCACCTACAAATCTCATTTTATAACTTTCTTGGTCTCATCTATAAATTGTTTTATTTTTTCCATATTAAGGTGGCAGACTTTATTGTATTTGTAAGCCTTCAATATGAAATCTGCTACTTGCTGATTTGTTAACGTATCAGCAGATGGTATACTACCAATCTGAGGACAGTTCAACAGTGCTGGTGGAATATCAATGACAATCGTATTATACTGAGTCACAACCTTAGTAGTGACACAACCACTTAGAACCATAGCAACAACAGCTAATACAATTAGTCTCATTTTAATCTCCGAAATAACTCTTTCAGAGATGGTGCAGCAGCATCTCCTGAATCTGTCCCAAGATTATTTGTTAGATTTTCTAATTTTGAATCCAACTCTTCAAGCTGCTTGTCTCGATCAGCAATTAATGCATCTTTAATTTTAGCAGCATTGGTCATACTGTCAATAACTTGCTTGTTATTCTCCAGAGCTTGCTGTTGCTGTTCAATTACAGCATCCTTTTTTGCACTATCAGATATCAAGTTATAGATGGTATATGCCCCATAAGAGCATATAACAAATATAAGTGCATATATGACAAGGTTTATATTTATACCAAACATTTATGTCTCCTTTGGTATATTTATTGCATTGTCAGTTGTTTCATCTTGTCTGCTAGTTTTTGTTTCTGGTTGACTTTTTGATCACCAGTATTTGTTGGTGCACTGGATTGTGGTGAATGTTTATTCTCTACATCATATAACCTCATTTTCGGGCGATCGATGCCAACGGTAAATGCGGATGGTTCTAATGATCCATCTCTATTCTTTAGCTGTTTGAACTTAATTTGTTTCATTTTCTCAAGTTCATCAGTACTAATCATACCCCAGAAAATATCAAGTGTATGTGTGATACCCATTGATTCTGAAACGTCTGTTAGTTCCATATCTCCATTTTTCAAACCATCTCTATTGACCTGAGTAGCTGTCCACATCAAATAATCACCTTCAACAGCAAGCTCTCGAAGCTCTTCGGCAATGCTTTTAATACGTTCATACATAGAAACACTAGATTTCTGTCTATATGAAGCGCAAATATTTAAATAGTCAACGATGATAACATCTGGTACAAAGTTCTGCTTAGATTTCATTTCTTCGAGTAGAAATCTAAAATGAGCAGCACTAGCAGAGACAGGAGGATATTCTTTTACTTTCAATTCACCTGTTGTTTTTGATCTGACATTCGAAATCTTATGGAGATACGATTCTTTATCAGCCCTATCAATATCATTAACATTAATGTTAAAAAGGTTGGCTTCTATACGCTTGCTGATCTTAGCTGCACTCATTTCGAGTGTGATATAAAGAACTTTATATCCCATTGCCATATATGCAGCAGCAAAGTGACAAAGTGCTGTTGATTTACCAACACCTGGTCCAGCCATCAAAGCATTAAGAGTCTTTTTGAATAATCCTCCATCAGTAATGACATTGAACATTTCAATATCAAACTTAATGCGGCTTGCTTCGTTGTGGAAGTAGTCGTATCGTTGTTCTGCATCTTTAAAGAAGTCATGACCAATATCAGTATCGAAAGAAAGTGAAAGAGCCTTTTGAAGAATGTGTGGAATTGCACTTTTATCTTTTGTTTCTGACTTTTCGACAGCTTCAATAAGGGCATTGTGAAGAGCACGTTCTTTACAGTACTCTTCAGTTTTATCACATAACCACTTAAAATCCTGTGGCTTATATTCTGCTTCATCAAGGAAAGATTCAGTCTGTTTAAAGACTTTATCTGGAATTGACTTTGATGATAACTCTGTTTTAAGGATATCGATTGTTGGTCTTTTGTTATACTTCTTAAAGTAGTCTAAAATCAATTTACAAGAAATCTGATGTCCCACATTTTCAAAGAATTCAGGCTGAATATGTGGGAGAATCTTTCTTGCATATTGCTCATCTTCAATGAGATGAGTAATAATCATTTCCTCAATCAATTGTTATACCTCTTGATCTACAAGATCCTCAATGCTTTCGTCATCATCCTGAATCAGATTTCCATGCGAAACACTAAACTTATCATTTAGCCAAGTAGCGAAATCGGTATTAGAAAAGATCCACTTCCACGATTCACCATCATCTTCAAGAACAGCCTTTCTCTTTGTTCCACCAAATAATTCGCCAGACTTAGGGTCTGTCACTTGATATGTCTTAGATGTAACAGCTGTTATATATCCACCCTCAATTGCCAAATCGAAAAGACCAGACCATCTACGAATACCCTTGTCAAACGATACAGTAATTGGAATCTTACTCTTTTCTTTAACATAACGAGACTTTTCAACGTTAATGATGAAGTTATATCCATTAAGTTCTGCAGATGCTCCAGTACCATCCTTATCTTGTTGTCTTCCCAAGATAAACACGTTATCTGCAGCTAGCATTGTACCTTGACCACCAGCAACAACCTTCTTAGAGAACATTTCCATTGTATCATATGTATGTTGAACAACATGCATTGGAATATTCTTTAGACGTAGGTGAGGAGTCACAATACGGAATAGAGACTTGTTAACCTTTGAACGAGTGAAATCTGCCTTATCGTTTTCGTTAATGGCATCTGTTGCTTCTTTACTCGATGCTAGATTACCTAAAGAATCCACAACAATAACAACATGATCTCCACGCTTAATCTCCTCAAGTTTTTGGGCAATGTCTGATCGAAGCTGTTCGTAGGTTGTAATAGGTACCCACACAACACGATTAGGGTCAATACCAGCAGATGAGAAATATGCTGGTGGTGAGCCGAATTCTGAGTCGTAGAATAGAACAACTGCATCTTCATATTTGTCAAGGTATGCTTTTGCTGATAGAAGACAGAAAAGTGTTTTGAAGTGTCTCGATGGACCACACCAAGCTGTCAAACCAGCTGAAACACCACCATATACATCTGCTGAAAGGGCTAGATTAATCATAGGAACTGGTGTAGGAGCAAAATCTCGAGTTGTATATACCTCAGCTTCCGATAGGAGCCCTCCTGTTTGAATTGACCCTGTTTTTAGAAGTCTTGCTTTTAGTGACATTTTGTTGTTCTCCTGCTACTGTCTGTAATTTTTCAATAAATGTGTCTATTTGTTGGTGTCTTAGCTCACCTGGCCAATTAATTGTATCAACTTCAATATCCCCCCTCAAATTTTCTAGAAACTTGAGGACAAGTTCTACTATTTGATCAGCTCGAGTATCAACAACCACCTCTTCTACAACAGGTGGTTTATTCTCATCATCTGTGAAACCAAAATAATCACTCAACGTATTCTTCCTCTTCGTTATCCTGACCAATTTCCCATTCAACATCGATACCTTCCCAAACAGGTGTATTTAGAGGGGTATCGTCGTCTTCATAGAATGAAGAAATGTCTACTTTATCTGAAAGGTCAATATCAGCTAGTGCTGCCAGTGCTTTGATTGGGTTGATGAAGTTCTTCTGCAACTGTTTGTGACGATCAATATATTGGTCCATATTTAAGTCTGGTGGCATTTCATCTGGGCAAGCAAAGACGTTTTCAAATAAAGGATTTGGTAATGTCATATATGAAAAACGTATAGTACTACCGTTAGTGATCAAAGGCAACTCATTTTCAAGATTCTTTTCTTTAATCAGCTTATTATAAAGTATAGATGCCCTGACGTGGATAGGTGTTCTAGAGATATACGTATTGTTAGGACCTTTCCACTTATCTATATTTGAAATTGTGCGAGGCATCGCTACTCTATCAAATGGAAGAGAGTGAAATTCTTCTGTACACTTATCAATATGCTTTTTAAGACCAGATCTATTCTTTTGCACAATATAGATCAGCGAATCCTTCATATAATCACGACACACTTCGGGGGTCGAGGATTTAACAGCTTCAATACCCTGCATCTTAATCTGTGGCGTTTCGTATCGAATACCTTCCATCGACCATACAAGCATGATATAATGTTTTGCAGAACTCCAGACAGCCTGACCAATAGCTTCCTGCTTCATGTGTAGACATTTGTCAAAGATATTTGTTGTTTTATATAACTGCTCGAGAGCTACAGCAATCGCATTAGTCTCAATGTCATGAGCTATCTTGTCTAATGTGTCCATGATCTTATCGTGATCTGCACCATTTGGATATATTTTGTCAATAAGATCTGTAACATTGATGTATTGACTATCCGTATCAACAGCGACAATGTAATCCTTTGCAGTCTTATTCTTGAGTATCTTATTCATATACTGATTTGTATACGACGAAACCCACTTTGAAGCCAACTGACCGGAAATTGTGATAGACTCAGCAATGTCATAGCTAAACCATCTAGAATGTGGATTTGCAAGAGCACCATAGAATGAGTTTGCCAGAATCTTTGTTGCCATCTGCTTATTATCAAATTCGACAATAAGATTAGAAAGCCTCTTCTTTTCAGCAGGATCGTGTGTTTGTTCCCGCTCCTTCTTATACTTCAACATAAGATCTTTGTAATACTTTCTTTGGGCGAAAGTATCTTTCATAATCTTAGCAAATACGCCCATGAAATCACGAGTAAATACAGTTCCTTTACCTGTAATACATACATTAGTATCAATAAGCTTTTGTCGATACTTTTCAAATTCCCCATTAATAATACGATCGGGAGTATCAACACTATCATACGAATCGAGCTTACCCATGAATGTATCTGGTGAGATATTGAATGCCATCACAAGGTGGGGGTATAGAGATGTGAAGTCAAATGATATTACATATTTGTGATGCCCAGCAATTGGCTCCTTAACATATCCACCTGCAATGACTCGGTGTGGTCCTTCTGATATCTCTTTGAATGGAACAACCTTATTATCCTTCATTAGAGTATTGTGAATCACAACATCGTGAGGCTTCACTGTAGAGAATCCATCAACAGCATTAGTTTTGGTGAAATGAGCAGCTGAAAAGATCAAATCAATGAATTTAAGTCTTTCCTCAAGATCAGCAACACGTACTACGTCCACGATATTGTAATCATAGAACATATCTGAATTTTGTTTGTATAGATTTGCAAGATTTTTGTATTTCGTCTTGTAATCTAGCTTTGTCTTCTTCAACACAAGAGAACTAATGTAGTTGAGGCTGTAACTTTCAGCTTTCTTAAATGAAAACTTCTTATAGCATTCCATATAATCGAGAGTAGGTACACCATAGATCTCAAATCGTGTTTGAACTTTACCCCACATTTCAAATTCACGTGAGTTAATGATTCCAAACGGAGATAGCTTTTTAGCATACTCTTCACCAAGAAGTCGAGTTATTCTGCGAATCGTATATGGATGGTCATATGCATCGATATTCCATCCAGTGATGGCATCGAGTTTGAGACTCTTCCACAAACGAACAAATTTCATCAGAAGTTGCTCTTCTGACATACATTGAATATACTCAACCTTGTATTGAGGACACTCTCTCTTCAATACTTCGGATTGCTTGGGATCATATGGTTTAAATCCGAGACAATAAACAGTATCATCTGAAAGCACATGCATAGTAATAGAGATAATAGCTTTATCAGCTGTATCAATATTACCATACCCACCCTCAGTGTCCGTTTCAATATCGTAATTACCAATTCTCAGTTTGGTATTATCCGACTTGATCTGTTTGAAATTGTCGTTAATCCATACATAGTCGTAGTTTGTCGACCCATACATTTTAAAATTATGGAGATCTTTATGTCTTTGAACAAATTCACGAGCTTCAAATACACTATCAAAGTCCATCCTACCTACAGGATTATCGAAAATGTCGCTATAGGGAGTTGATTCATCCGTGGGAATAAACAGATATGGTTTAAGGTCAATTTGTTTGTTGACCTTAACACCATCTTCGTATCCTGATAATAGTATTTTGTTTTTATGTTGTTTAAATGCTGTATAAAATTCCATTACAACCTATTTAATAGCTAATAGTAAAATAGTATCTTCGTTGATTCGTCCCGATATAGCAACAGGTTTAGTCGGTATTTCATCTATTACTTGATGTTTTTGTTGACGATTAACAGTGAATAGTTTCTGTACCACTTCTTCGATATTTCTACCAACCCTCTTACCTACAGTCTTATCAGGATCAAAATTGACAAGAGCTGTACGTTTAACACTTAGCTTCATATCGTTTTGTGCTACATAATGTGTTAGCACTCGATTTTTCACATTAAAAGTGAAAAGTTCTGTACTATCCAATATCTTTGCTGGATCAATAGATGAAAGTTTGAACTGTTCACTTTGCTTGAGTGGTTTAATAAATTTGAGAATAGAGGTTGTTGATACTGGCTTTTTAACACGTGTTTTACGAACGATATTCTTGTTCTGCACATACTTACCACAATCATCGATAATCGCCGTCAAAATCGTTATATGATCGTTTAAACCACGCTTATTAAGGTGTCGATAACCCTCTTTTAGTTGACGATCAGTTGTCGTGGCGATAGATTTATACTCGTCTAAAACTCTTTGATAATATCCAACAATCTTACTGACCTTATTGCGAGGAAACTTCTGGTCTTGCAGTGTTTTATATAAATTTGGAGTTGTTAATCGATCGATTTGAGAATCAACATCGGCAATAATATCGTCGGCTGGATCCTTTCGAATCACCTCGACTATTTCGGTAGGTGGTTTGGATTTTATCTTTTTGCTAAGGAGTTTTATATGTGCCTGAAATTGCTGTTCAATATGTTCAGGCACAGATCCACCTCGTGTTTTAATACGAGCGACATAGCATAACGTTTTGTTAATTATTTTTTCGTTTGGTTTACTTTTCAAACCAGCAAAGGTAAAGTATTCGTGCATATATTGTACAACTTCCTTTACATTTGTCATATAGTTGTACCAATTATAAACCTTATTCATCTCAACATCAGAAAACGAACTCAGAACATCAGGTTCCGACCCCATTTTATGGCGGTCACTGATGTTCTGAGCAATTGTTGAGATTCTTTTGGCTTTCTGAGGTTTCTTAATCTTAGTAAGATTCTTTGCCATTATAAATCACATCTTCCTTCATAATCTTCACTCGAGGATCTAACTTGCATATATCCATCTTCCATAGATCAGCATCTTTCTTGCTATCAAGAAAGACCTTCTTTGATTCTAGAAGGGATGAAGTACCATACGTTATAACATATTTCATTGCAATACTCCTCAAAAATGAAACAATCCCATATACTTTTGTAGTATACGGG